AATTAGCTCAACTTGTTCTAGATATGAAGAAAGGCACTGAACCGGCGCAAGCCATTCAGCCGTCGGAAAGTATTGCGGACATGATTCGTGAGTTTAATAATAAAATAAAATAACAAACCCTTAAAAAAATCGCCAAAAGTAGCCGTGCCTGAGATAACATTAGCTAATGTTTCTCCAAATGTAGTAGCTATGCCTGTTGCTGCAGATTCAAAAAAGCTACTTAATTGTTGAGTAAAATCTTCTAAATTTTTAATATTTTTTACACCACCTTGAAGTGTAATTTCAGGCATTATTTTAATACCTTTTAACTCAGTACTTAAAGCGGTTTGTAACTCTTTACTTGTTTTTTGCGTAACTTTTATTAATTCAGCTGGCTTAAGTATTGATTCAAGATTTTCTACCTTTATTTGAAGCTTAAGCAATCTTGCATCAGCAGTTGTTAAGTTAAACTTCTCAACAAGCTTAGTGATTGCACCCTCAACAAGTTTAAAATCTTTTTGTATTGTCTCAATCCTTGGTGTGCCAAGTATATTTGCTAAAATGTCTTGGTCCGCAATACTTTTGTTGAGTTTAGCAATTACACTATCTATTGTCTCGACATTTTTTAAGCGTTCTGCAGCGGCTTTTTTCTCAGCAGCTAATCTCCTATCTTCCTCCGCTCTTAATGACCTATTTTGCGCCGCAATTTGCTCACGTTGAGCAATCAATTCTTTCTCTTGTTCTAATAAATCAAACAACCCTTTTCTTGCATCGTCCTGAAGTTTTATTTGTTCTTCAGTTGCATTGTTAGGTGTTTTATCCGAAATTTCATTATAAGCTTGTCTAGCTTTGTTTATATCTTCCTGAACTTTTACAAGCTTTTCCGATGTGGTTACAAAGTTTGCTTGCGCTTGTAAAAATTGTCCCTCAAACTCACTACCAAATCTAGCAGTAATGTTGAAAGCATTTGTCTTTTGCGCATTGTCTAAATCTTTAGAGAAAGCTTTAAAGTCATCATTTGCAGCAGTAATATCTTTGCCTAATTGCACCAAACTTTGGTCAAGTACATCGGCTTCTTTACTTGACTTAAATAACTCATCACCAAAAGCAGTAAGTAACGCTGTACCAACACCAACCGCAAGACCAAGACCAGCAGGACCAGCAAGCCCCTGAACTAAAGCTTTTAATGCGCCACCTGTTGATCCTGTCTCAGCTTTTAATCTTCCAAAGCTTTCAATTAATGGGCTAATGTTGTTTTGAATACCTATAAAGCCAAATGGCGCATCTTGCGCAATACGTGATAAGTTAGTAAGCGATTGACCTGCTTGGGCTGCTCCTGGCTTTAATGTACTATTAAGCGCTTGCCCTGTCTTTGTAGCTTCTGTGGCTGTTTTCTTTAAAGCGTCCGATGTGGCATTAAGTCCTTTAGAAACTTGGTCAACACCATCAGCCGTTATAATTATCTTAATCTCTTCAGCCATCTTACTTTACTTTTAAATTATGTCTTTTTAATATCGCCTCATATCTTTCTTTGGTCATTTCTATTTTCTTCGTTTCTCCGTTATCTTCACCCATCGGCCAAAAGTTTCCAATGCTCTTCAGTGCTTTTGTACCTGCAAAGCTTTCCGCTATACGATAAGAAGCAAAGCGAACCACCATAACCGATTCTCTTTGCTTCTCATAATACCCCTCACTCGCAGCATAAAACTCCATCGGTAGGGCCGTATAATATTGGTACACCGACCAACCAAGCTTACCTAAAGCAAACTTGAGGTTGTCGTAAGCTCGCTCTCTATGGCTTTTTTTTTCTCCTCAATTTCTTCGGTTCCTTTCTTCACAAGGTCTTGCCAAATCTGTGTATCAGCCAACACCTTGCTGACTTCTGCAATCACTTTCTCTTTATCTTCCATCACATCAACCCAATCACAAACTTGCTCAAATGTTACGGTCAACTCTTCACGTTTTACATAAGCATTGCCCTTTAAACCACCATAAATCATGGCATATAAAAAGCCAGTGGTTGTCTGTGAATCGTTGTAATTGCCAATGACTTCTATAGCCAATTGATTGAACTTAAGGCCACGCAATTCGCCGCCTAAGTTGATTTGAATGTAACTCATGTTGTTAGTGTTTATTGTTTAAAAATATCTTACTCCAAAAGCATCTACAGTAATCGACTTAGATATACTTGACAACGTGCCAGCAGGATCACCATAAAAATAACTAAAGCCCCTGTATGAACTATTATCATTTTGAGTTGATGTAGCATAGGTGCCGTTACCTATATTCAACACTACACCATTGCTTAAAATATAATCCATATCGCCTTGAGTTGGCATAACCCAATCACTATAAGCATCGTAAGTGTCATTATATATGCTTAAAGCTAGTGAAGTAGTAGTCGCAGCTATAATGCTGTTGGTGTTTGCTGTACCTGAGCCCCATGTTGTCAATGTCGCTCCTGTATCGTTATTATCTGGGCTTGACCAAGGATCATTATATCTAGGTTTCAAAATACCAAATACGTCATAATTTTTTTGTACGATTATGCCACTTGTTCCTCCACCATCTAGCCAAGCAATGACACCGCCTTGATAATCTTGACCAACTACTAAACCACCACCACCATAAATGGTCAATGTAGGATCACCGTAAGGTTGCAATGTCCCGGTAAATGTACCAACAGAATCAAAAGCATAAGTGCTGCTCAACTCCGATAGGTAGCCAGTGCCCTCTTCAATCTCATCACCATTTACAGGGTTTTCAGGTGCAATCTTCCAGCCGATAGTTGTCTCACTTCTCAATAGCTGACGCAAATCTGTTCCACTTATTTTGCCTGTGTCAGGATCTTGTAAGTGTTGCCCCTCGAATGAGTAGCTTATTTCTAACGTGCCTGGACTTTTATCAGGTCCGCAAGCTGATGACGCATCAACAACAGTAACGCTGTCGCTTTTGCCAACAGAAGTAAGGCATACAACTACATCATAGTTTGTGCCCCCGTTAGGATCAATGAAAAGCAGCATGTCGCCGCCTTGAACTTTATGCTCGGCCATTTTGTTTTATTATGCTTGAGTAGACAAAGTAGGAGTGCCATATGGCTGTAGTGTTCCGGTAAAGGTACCAACACAATCAAAAGCATAGGTCCTGCTCAATTCCGACAAGTAACCTGTTCCCTCTTCAATCTCATCTCCCGTTACTGGTGATTCAGGTGCAATCTTCCAGCCAATAGTTGTTTTTGAACGCAACAATTGACGAAGTGATGTACCACTGATTTTCCCTGTATCAGGATCTTGCAAGTGCTGTCCCTCAAATGAGTAAGACAACTCTAATGTACCAGGTGACTTGTCTGGTCCGCAAGCTGAAGATGCGTCAACAACTGTAACGCTGTCCGATTTTCCTACCGATGTCAAACAAACAACGGTGTCATAACTTGTTCCGCCATTTGGATCAATGAAAAGTAACATTGTACCGCCGGCTACTTTGTGTTCTGCCATTTTATTCTAATTTATGGGTTTTATATAATAAAAATATCTTGCTTAAAAATCAATATTCTAGTGATAAATATCTTACCTCCCAACTCACCTAATCTGTCTGTCCTATCCGTTTGCACACTCAAATTTAACATTTGTAATCCATAATTCGATAAATCTAACACACTTTTTGAATTTGGCTTTATTGCCTCCAATACATCTCCGACCACATTATTCAAATCTTCCGAATTATTATACTTATACTTCCATGAATGAAAGCTTAGCTGGATTGTCGCATTTACATCGGAGCTGCTATCTGTTGATGTCTCTGTAGAAGTTACATCGGAGATAACGCAATAAATTGGATGCTTAACGTCATCAGGTTCCTCACCCTCATAACAAGGTATCTCAAGGTCATTAATCACCTCATAATAAGCTTGCAATATGGCCGAGTTTACATCTTTCATATATTACTTAAAGATAGCTTTTATATCTTGAATTAACAAAGGAAATTCAGCGTTAAATGATGGATAAATAAACGGCTTTGGTCTTATGCCATTTATCATGATGCTTCTAGCAATTGGATAAGCG